TCAAATGACCAGTTTTTTCCATTCTTTTCCCCGTGAATCGTTGTAACGATCTGTCATAGTTTTGCTCGAATGACCGAGGAGAACCTGGGTATCAATTCCTTGCGTTCTGTAAAGTCGCTCTGAGAGTGATCTCTGTTCGTGGAAGCTTGGCGGCGTGCCGTTTTCTCCCCAGTTATAATCCACTTCATCTCTTGCCTTGCTAAAGGCTACAGTTAGCGTTGCTGGCATGACTTTCCCTCCGCGCTTTGCCTTTCCTTTCGCGTGGTGGTGATGTAGAAGAAAAGGACTCAATACCTTATCTCTGCACATCGATACTATCTCCCCGAGGCTAATATTTAACTGCTGATTCCTGAGAGCCAGTGGTATTGCGATCTTTGCACCTGTTTTACCCTGCTCAACAAGCAAATAGTTGTCCTCGATGTCGTTGAATTTCATGTTGCATATATCAGCAAGGCGCTGGCCGGTTACAAGCGCCAGCAGCATCGCGCGCTGTAAAAAATAATTATCCTTTTCTGCTGCTTTGTAGATCAACTCCCACTCGGCAAAGGTTAATCGTTGGCGAGATATTTTTACATGTGGTTTTTTCGCAACTTCCGCCGGATTAAATCCCACGGGAACTTCCCCCACTTGCTGAGCCTCTTTGAACACATCAATCACAATCTTCCTGAATATTTGCCCCATTCTGTTATGACCCTTATCTTTGTATTCATCGAGGATGGCAACGATATCTTTAACTGTTATTTGATCCATCTGAGACATGCCGAGATGTTGCTCAAGAACCTTTAGGGGGGAATCTTTCTGTTTCAGGGTGGACATTTTTATCTCTCCCCGAACCAGTCTTTCCTCCTGAATTTTCTTATATCTCGGTATAAAATCAGAAATAGTCGATGAGCCGCCGAGGCGCGAATTAACTTCGTTTTTTATTTTGAGTATATGCCTCATTTTTTGCTCAGCTAACCGGCTGTTAGCTTCGACTGCAATTTCTTTGGCAATCTTTTCGTCGGTGCCCAGTCCGTGAAATTTCCCTGTAACAGGGTGTTTGTAACGCCAATACACTTTATTTGTTCTTGAGTCTAAATAGGGGGAAAGGCCCGGGATCGTGACATTATGTTTCCGTGGTCTGCCCATCTTCTAAGATTCTCCTCAACAGCGGATGATCCTGCTTTTTCATTTCGGGTTGGGATGAGAAGCCAACGAACCGAGCTGTCAGCTCAACGCGCCAGCTCTTTCCGACCTTACAGGCTGGTGGTGAGATCATCCCATTCTTTGCGTATTTATTTAATGTTGAGGGGCCGGGAATCGGGTTACCAAATTCATGCTCAGCCCATTCCGAGAGCAGTACAAGTCTCGCCATTTTTCCTCCAGAGTATGGCCCATTGCTGGGCCACATGCTGATAATGAAAAATCAGTTCTTAATCAATTTCTGCCAGATAGCGGAAACGTATTTGACCTGATGACGGGCATCAGAAAGGGCGTTGTGCATATCCCCTTCAAATGGAATGTCGTAGCGAGGTTTTATCCCAACTGCCTCGCCCATTTCTGTAATGGTTCGCACGTCACGATCATTCCAGAACTTCCACGGGCATTCGATATTTGCTCGCTCATACGATGAACGTAGGATGACATTGTCAAATGATGCGCCATTACCCCAGACCTGCACGTTAGAACCTGCATCGGAATTTTCACTGATAAAGTCAGAAAATAACTCCAGTGCATCCCCGAGCTGCATTGTGTCACTCATTGTGATTTCAGAACGCGCTTCTGGAGACTGCTTTAACCACCATAAAATTGTCCCTGCATCCGGCAACCCACCCAAAAGCATGGATGATTCCAGAGAAACGACGGCATAAAACTCTGCGCCAGTTCTGCCGCTATCTGGATTAAAAAATACGGCGCCGATCGCGACTATAGGAGCGCTGGATTTTTTACCCATGGTTTCGAGGTCTACCATCACGTGACGGAAATCATCATTATGATGAACGGTATCGGTATTTGGGGTATCTGCTTGATCGCTATCTTCAGCATGGCCTGTAGCTGTGTCAGTTGCTGATTCGCTAACTGGCATTTCAGGTTCAGCCGGGTTTTCATCATTGAGAGCTTTTTCAATCTGCACATCGCTGGTGGTTTCCTCGCTATTGGGTTGATGCCGTTTTTCTTCAGCGGCGCGCTGGCGCACCTGGTCAACGACAGAAAGCGCTGGTTCCGGCTGCTCCCCAATCAGGCCATCGATGGAGAAAACGCCGTTGCCCATGTTGGCGATTTCTGGCTGTGGCTTGGTCAAGTCTTCATGCACCCACTTTGGATCCGTAGGGTCGCTGATACCCGGAACGAATTCCCCGCGTTCGGCTGCCAGTCGGTGGTTTATCTCGTTTTCCCAGCTTTTTTCTGGAACGTGACCAGCTGCCGCCAGCATTTCTTCTGATGGGTGCTGGTGGTCTGTTTCCGTCAGGTTCTTGTTGATGTAACGGCTCAACAGTTCCGGGAAATGGTGAGTGTTTTCTTCGGCTCCGCGAATAAGTGCGAAAATAGCGGCGCGGGAATAATCCAGAATGCCAGCTCGTTTTCGCAGGGCGGCGGACCACTCTTTGAACGGGCTTTCGTTTTTAGTGATGATCTCTTTTGCTCGGCGGTAAACTCCGCCAGGGATATCGTAGATATTGAAATCCATGGGCAGCGTGGCCAGCGCAATATCAACGTCCAGAGTGTCCAGCGTATGAGTCAGAGTCGGGTTGCGGTCTGTCTTGCCGCCGCCGGCGTTTGTATTGACGTCGGTGCGCTGAACCTGCGCCACACGGTTACCACTCAACCACTCTTTGACCAGTAGCCCACGTTCGATGTGTTCGGTGCCTACCCACGCTTTGACGAACTGGATCAGCAGGTTCAGTTCGCTTCGCTTATCCTGCGGGAATACCTTTTTCACCGCGTCGGTAAGCTTCCAGAGCGTCGGCATGTCGAATGCTTTAACTTCCGGACAGTTCTCAATGGCCAGCAGCAGGTTTTGAACGTAGGTGTTATCCGTGTCCAGTTCGAGGCTGGCAAGGTATGCGCGGGTTTTTTTGTTGATGCAGTAGACGTGCAGATCTTCAGCATTGAATTGTGCCAGCAGCTGGATGCGAAAGGGCATAGGCGCGATATTGTCGAGAGTATCGATGATTTTACTTTTTGCGTTGCTGCTGTTGTCATCCTCGCCAGCATCAGCATCAGCATCAGCATCAGCATCAGCATCAGCATCAGCATCAGCATCAGCAGGCTGAGTAGCTTCAATCTTTTGCCAGCAGTTCTTGTCATCGAGTTGATAGCGGTCGCACCAGGTGCTGTCTAAAACACTTTCTTCTGGCAGATCGTCCAGAACAGGGAAGTTAGTACGAATAGGCAGCTGGTGGTCAGCCGCGCGACCGACGGTGATCCCTTCATCTTCAAGGATGTTGAGAATTTCACGCTCAGCACGGGAATCGGACTTTGCGGAAAACCAGCAGAAAAGGCTTTTTGCTTCTGTGGCTTTTGCTTTTGCTTTTATCAGGTACGCATAGTTGTTCATTGCGTTCGGGCTCCTTCAGGTTGTAAGATACCCGGCAGCTGATGGCAGCCGCCTTGGTGGTGGTCATTGGTCAAAACTCGAAACCGGAACGCTTTGGTCGGCTTTCCGGGGGCTTAACCCGCCTCGCGCGGGTTTTGTGCTTTATGGGGCTGGCGAATCGCCCCGCAGCAACTGAGAAACGCGAACGCCATCAAGCGCTCGCAGGATAGGCTCAAAGGTTTTATGGGCTGGCAGTTTAGATACCGCGGTGATCACGTCTGTAACGGTTATGTCATCGCTTCGAGGGCTGTATCCGCCACCGGGACCGCGCTGTGAAATAACCAGGTTACCCGTACGCAGCTTTTTGAAGATCTGCTCAAGGTATGAAGTCGACAGCTTTGACTCTTTGCTGATAGCCGTCAGAGAAACGGGCGAGCCGTTATAGAGCTTATTCAAAGTGGCTGCGGCCTGGACGGATGCCAGAACGCGTTTCATTCCAAATTCCATGATCACTTCTCCGGCCATAACGGCCATTGGTCAAAACTCGATTAGTAACTTTTTACAGGCTGTTGGTCGGCAGCCGGGTCGCCTTTCTGGGCTAGGAAGTAGCAGAGGCGGCGGATCCATGCCTCAATAAAATTCAACTTTACGGCCTGCTGCCGTGCTGGTTCGCGTGCAAAATCAATCATGATTTCTCCTGTGTGCCCTTAACGTCTGGCTGACGGAACGGTACTGCCTGCTGCGCGTTGATTATTGTCATCTCATCCGGTGTTTCGTATGCCGCCGGCAGCTACTTCGTGGGCTTCCTGCCTAGATGACGCGTTGCGATAAAATGATTAAAGCATTGATTTATGTTTTGTGTCAATCTTGTATTTATATCATCATAAACTTTTGCTTTAACAGGAGCGAGAGAGGGGCTTGAGTGGTGCTGTATGAGGGGCGTAAAAAAACCGGCTAAGAGCCGGTTTGCATGTTTTAACGTATTGTGTGGCTAGTTGTTATCATCAGCCTTATAGCGACTACGGAGATATCTCTCAACATAATCATCGATTTCCTTTAAACGTAACTCAAAGGTATCGATCATTCTTTCCTGCTCAGCCTCTGGCAACTGCCTAAAAAGCCGCAGCATTTTATTCTCATTGGGCTTAAGCCCTGAGTCTTCTGAAACCTCTTCACCCAACAGCCAAGTAACAGAAACATTGGCAGCGTCCGCAATTGCTATCGCAGACTTCTTGCTGATCACTCCTTTCTTAAACCACCCATTCACTGCTTGGGGCGTGACGGCTGCAATACGGGCCATATCAGCTTTGCTGATTCCCCTGTGGGTAATTTCTTCTAAACGAGCAACCAGTTGGTTGTTGAGTTGTTCAGTCTTTTTCATACACCCATTGTAAATGTTTGGTTTATAGTCACAATAAATTTATAATTTGCATAATGTATAAACCTATGCTTTATTATGCCTAACTTAACTAGGAGATAGACATGACTGCCCTTGATAACGCAATTCGAGCTGCTGGCTCAGCCAATAAACTTGCTTCCACGATTGGTGTAAGTGGGATGGCTGTAAGTCAGTGGAAAGCAAAAGGCACAGTCCCTTCATCACGGGTTCTACAGGTATTTAACGCTACAGGGGTTACTCCTCATGAGCTGCGGCCTGATTTATACCCAAACCCGACTGATGGGATACCGAAGGGGTGATTATGCAAAGCATCTCTTATCAAAATCATACCGCAGTGAAAGGTATGGAACTGAAAACAAAAAATCAGTCTTCGCTACGTCGCCGGGATGGCATGCAGTGCCAAAAAATCTATGCCGCGGTACAGGAGTGGGAATCTACGATTCCAGGAAAAGCTCAGGAGGTGGTGGCTCAGCTGGTGGCCGAACAATGGGAAAAACAAAACGGTCGAGGAATCAGCGTTAACAAACAAAACCTGTACCGCTATCTGAAGAACGAAGCCGGTTCCGAAAAGTACACCAGTTACGTGATCCAGCTTTCCTCAGCAATTGCTGATGCGATGCCGATCGAAGTCGCCCGTAAATATGGGTTGAAGCACGGGTTAACGGAAACAGAGCTGGTGGCCAGTGCGATCAAAGAATGCAGCGAAGCTCACCAGGCGAAGTTGTTAGGCGCTCCAGTTCAGAAGCTTGAACGCGAGATAAGGGAGGCCGCAATTGCTTTGTTTAACCTGCTACCTGCAGATCTGGCGGGACCACTACTGGCGAGCGTAGCCGCCGTAGCGCCACAGTGTTTTTAATCGAGTTTTTACCAATGACCACCAGCACCAGCTGGTTAATAAGAGGTTTCAGATGGCCCGCATCAGAACAGTTAAACCTGAATTCTGGACAGATGAGAAGGTGGTGGAATGTTCAATTCCGGCGCGTCTCCTGTTTATCGGGTTGTTCAACTTCGCCAACGATATGGGATGCCTTGAGCGTTCGCCAAAACGGTTGAAGATGCAAATCTTCCCGGCTGACTCTCTTGATTGCGAACCATTGATCCATGAATTGATTTCTCATGGATTACTCACTGAATACTCAGTGAGTGATGTCTGCTATCTGCAGATTAAAGGTTTCCTTAAGCACCAAAAAATTAACAGGCCTTCGGCTACAAAAATACCCCTGCCGCCAGAATTCACTGAACCTAAGGCAAAAAAAGAAGAAAAGAGAGTGACTAATCAAGGAGGACTCAATGAGGACTCAATGAATCCTCAAGGAGAGCTCACTGACGGAAAAGGAAGGGAAGGGAAGGGAAAAGGATCAAACCCCTCTCTCTACGCGCACGAGGGAAATGTTTTTCAGGAACCTCAGTATTTGCCAGGTCTGGATATTCCGATCGGGAAATTCACGATGCACGACCTGTGGCTACCGTCACAGGACTGGCCGCGGCTGGCTGCTACCTGGGGAATAGCGCTTCCCGAACCGGCATACATGCCGGCAGAGCTGGCAGAGTTCACGGCGTACTGGAAGTCCGAGGGAAAAGTGTTTACGCAGGTTCAGTGGGAGCAGAAATTTGCTCGCAGCGTGATAAATGCCAGAGCCCAATCCAAACCACAACAAGCAACCAGAGGTAACGGTAATGCAAGAATTCAACCAGTTAACACCGCATCCCGGGCAGTCCAGCAAATTCAGGAAGCCAGAGAACTCTGGGAGAAACAACGCGGACTTGCTGGCGGCGGATACGGCGTGGCGGCTATGGACGGTCATGGGAGAGATATTCTCGAACCGGTGGACCCAGAAGAACGGGGCGGCGCCCTCGGATATGTGGATTGCCCAGATTGGGTCGATGAGTGAAGCCCAGATTACGCTGGTGTGTCGTCAGTGCATGGAGCGGTGTGCTTTGGGCCACACATGGCCGCCAGATCTCGCCGAGTTTGTTTCGTTGGTTTCCGCCAGTGGAGCTAACCCGTTCAATCTGACCTCTGACGCCGTTCTTGCAGAGTACCGACTCTGGCGAAACGAATCATACCGTTATTCAGGGAGCGACAAATACCCCTGGAAACAGGACGTGCTCTATCACATCTGCATTGAAATGCGTAGAACCGGGGTGGAAAGAAACCTGACAGAAGGAGAGCTAAAAAAGCTGGCCGAGAATTTACTGACGAAGTGGACGAAGCATCTGGCAAACGGCTTTTCAATCCCGCCGATACGTCGCCAGTTAGCCGCGCCTCATCACCCTTCGGGAGCGACGCCGGCACAGATTCTGATGGATGAGTACAAGCGCCGCAAAGCGGCAGGTTTAACTAAGTAAGCGAGTTTTGACCAATGACCAAAAAAAACAAAAACCGAGTAACACAGGCGCAGCTGGTGCTAGCCATTGTGGACAGAACGCCAGATTGCGTCATGCAGGATATTTGCGAAGCGCTGGATCTTCCGTCAAGCAGTGCTGGAAATCACCTGCGCCAGCTGTACTACGCAGGAAAGCTGGGACGTATTAACAACGGCACTCAGTACGTTTACCAGGTACGTACAGGCGTTGAGATCCCCGATGTTGAATTGCCAGAGATAGCGCTACGCTCTGTACCAGAAAACCTGCAGGAAGTTCAGGAGGCGATGGCAAAGGCCAAAGCGCTGGAGAGCAAAGGGCTCTGGCGGAGAGCTGCGACGGCCTACACCTCGATGATGGGGATGGTCAGTACTTCAGGCGAACTATGGGACATCGCTAGGCAGAGGAAACGTTGCCTCAGAAATGCCCAGATGTATGGGACGTCAATGAGATAGAACTAGTATAGGAATAACACTGCAACACTATGAGCATTCATTAGTGTTGCAGGTATCAGAGCATAGAAAATAACGGGGTCGAAATTAGTGTACCGCACAGATTAGGTAGGGGCCCGCATTGTTCGAAATGACCATATCACCGGTCGGCAGCTGGCGAATGCCGAAGATCCGGCTCACTCCTTCCAGTACAGGCATCAGATACTGATTATCGAGATCGGCGGGTACCCTGTCATTGCCGGAGCGTACTTCCCCAGTTACTTGCAGGCGGTAGTCGCTGGTTCCGATCCGCACGTAGCGATAAAAAACACTGCGGTTCATTGGATATTTCTGACCATCCTGAGTATGCAAATCTCCGGATAAATATACTGAGGCTTTACCAAAATGGTTAAAAGAGATGTTCTGAGTAAAATTCACAAATGGCTGTTCCCCTTCATTAGAATAAAAAGATGCTGTCGATGACGAACAGGTGAAACTCAGATTATGCTGGGAATACCAGTAACCCAGAGCCATAAAAATAATGAGTACGCCTGTGCCGGCACTATAAGCAAGCAGATGTTTTTTTTTCATCAGCGTATCCAAGTGTAGTAATAAATATTCTGGCAGGTATCCCGGGAATCCTCCCATTCAATGCAGCGACTGAATAAGACTTTTGCCGGCTTATGTAAATGTAGCGCTTCCTGGGCATACATATAAAACGAAGTCGTTTCGGTACAAATCTGATTATTGCGTTCAAGGGCTTCTCTCGCCACCGCAAAACTCGACGCATCGGCGACATCACTTTTCACCCCAGAAATATCGTACACTGGACAACCTTTCAGCTCGCCGATTTTTCGCGGCGTGATCGTCTCCGGCTGGGTTGTATATAAAAATGTTCCCGATACGATAATCGCCAGCGTTACTATTGCCGCGATGTACTTCGGGATATGGGGTATCCGCCGCCGCAGATGAATATGCGACTCGACGCTGACTTCCTTACTGAGGTAATAACCGGCCCGCGGTACGGTGACAATAATATCTTTCTCACCGATATATCCGGCCAGTGTTTTTCGCAGCAGGCTAATGTACTGGTTCAGGGTATTGGAGGAGGGGGCGATCCCCGCCTTTTCCCAGATTTCATTAAATAGCGTATTGCGAGTAACTAGCGCCCCGTGATGCAGCACCAGATGGTGCAGAATTTTTCCGGCTATCTCTGTCAGATGAATAGCGTCGGTTACATTTTCATCGGTGCGGCGCAAGGTGCCGTTTACGGGATCATAGATCACCGCACCATCAAGGACATATAACATCGCTCGTCTCCTCGTACTGAGCATGTCTACATGATAGTCCTTTCTTTTTTACTCGTGCCGACAATTCATGTGAACATCAATAATCAGAATTTAAATCTGTATTGTTGCTATATTACGATATTGAATCTTATAAATTAACGCGACAATGAATTATAATGTTGTTTGGAGGCGGAATTATCCGAATACTGAGCCCATCAAAACGGACGGCATCCTGTCGCTCCGGACCGTAACAGGATAAGGCACAGACATGAAAAACCTCTTTACCCGCCGGAAATACACCTGGCATCCCAACATTGAACACTTCCGCCTAGAGCCGTTTATGGATCTCACTGCAAACTGTGCCATCGGTTATGAGGTGTTAAGTCAGTTACGTGATGGAATCGACCCGGAGCGTTGGTTTACCGGACTGTCAGGGCGCCAGCAGATTGATATTCTGCTGCAGCAAATCCACTGTGTCAGTGCACAGGTAAAAGACACCTGTTTTTATAATCTGACGGTAGAAGGATTTCTGAATTTAAACCATTGCGATATTGGGTGTATTGCCAACTATGCAGGTGTTTGTCTGGAAGTTTCCGATGCATCGGCGCTGAAATGCCTGAATGATAAAGAACAGTATCTTTTTTTTAAAAACATAGGTCGCCTGCGTTGCACCGGTATAAATATCTGGGTTGACGATTTTTCTATTGACGATTTGATCACGCTGCCCGCGTATAAAAATAATATTGATGGAATCAAAATCGACAAGGGTGAAATTAATTCAACACACCTTAAAAATATTATCCAGTTAGTGAGGCAAGTGCTGGGTAATCTACCGATTCTTATTGAGGGTGTAGAAACGGAAGGCGTGAAAAATAAAAGTATGAAATATGGCGCCGATATTGGTCAGGGCTATCTGTGGAATCGACAGAACCTGATTGTTGTCTGAGGTTAATAATTGGAGCTATGGCTCCTGCTTTTCATCGAATTAAATAAACCAAGGTGTTTTAAATGTCACAGTATAAAATCAAGCCTCTTTCTTTGCTGATTGCCTCTGCACTCGCTTTTACGCCACTGGCGCAGGCTATCGTTACCGATGTCGGGAATGGTGAGGTTGTCAATAATACGGAGGTGGATTACGGCGATGAGTTAAATATCAATTCCGGCGGAGAGTCTAACGACACGGTGGTCAACAATGGCGGGCTGGAAACGGTGCTGGTCGGCGGGAATGCAAACAACACAATAATCCAGAGTGGTGGCACTCAATTGGTGGATGGAACGGCAACGGGAAGTGTATTGAACGGTGCTGCAAAGCAGGTGATATCTGACGGAGGGGTTAGTCACGGGACTCAAGTGGGAAGTTATGGTATGCAAACCGTTCATAACGGAGGGAGCGCGAACGGCACGGTTCTGAACGGCGGCTTCCAGACGGTTAACAGTGGTGGCGTTGCAAACAACACTGTGGTGAATTCGGGCTCTCAGACTGTTGATGCTGGTGGATTGGCGGAGAATTCCACGCTGAACATTACCGGGGGGCAGGTTGTCTACGGCACGGCAAATAATACCGTGATTAACGGTGGTGGCATGACAATTAATATGAATGGCGTAGCTAATGACGCCATGCATTATTCGGGTGCAGTGGTCATCAATGCCGGTGGCACAGCGAACAGCACCTTTTCCCAGGGTGACACAGTTTATGTTTCTGGTGGGACCAATAACGACAACAAGTTATCGGGTTATGCATATGAAAATATTTCAGATGATGGTGTATCCAATGGCTCTGTGCTCACCGACTCGGCAATCCAAACAATTGTTTCCGGTACTTCCCGTAATGCCGAACTGAACGGCAGTTCGACCCTGCAGAATATCATGAATGGCTCTTCTGCCATTGGCACAAAAGTGAATGATGGCTTGCAGCGCATTTACAGCGGTGGGCATGCCACCGGAACCATTGTTAACGGTGGTCAGCAGCATGTCTATGGCACGATCACAGATACCACCCTGAATGCTGGAAAATCCCTGCTTTTTAGCGGTTCCCGGGCTGAAGGGTATACAGAAGTGAACAGCGATGCCGCATTGGTTATCTATACCAACGCTGTGGCCGAAGACATCACCCTTAACGGAGGCACGCTGCAAGTGGCGGCCTTATCTGGTAGTTCGTCTGGGCAGCCAAGTGCCCAAGTGGAAAAGCTCACGATGGACGGTGGGCTTGTGCAGTTTAATACCGGATACACGTACGGTTACGCGCAGCTGAACATTGGGGAACTGAATGGTAATGGCAATATCTGGTTTGAAACCTCGCTGGCCGATAAAGCTGGCAGCTTCGTCACCATTGGCCACGGCAGTGGCAGCTTCGGCGTTATTGTTCAGGACTCCGGGAAAGAAATCGCTGATCACACCGATCTGACGCTGAACCTCATTAACGACCAGGGCGGCGACATTGACTTCGCCCTGCAGTCCGCCCGTGGCGGCAGCACCCGTGCGGTCGATGGCGGGGCCTACATGTACGTGCTGAAACAGGAAACCGGCAAGAATGGCATGGACGGCAACGTCTGGTACCTCGGCGCTATGACCGATGAGGAAGGCGGTGATAGTGGCAACGGCGGCGGTGACGGTGACAACGGTAGCAATGGTGGCAGCAACGGCGGTGGCAACCTGGTCACCACCCCGTCCACCGATGCCATCCTGAGTCTGGCCAATGCCGGCCTCAACATCATGCGCGGTGAAATGGACGGCCTGCGCGCGGCACGTCAGAGCCAGAGTCGCGACCGTCAGCACGGTGAGGGCAGCGTCTGGGGTCACTATCTGGGCAAGAAAAGCGCCGCTGAAACCAGTAACGGCGCAGCCTATAAGCTTTATCAGAATGGCATGGAGCTTGGCGGTGACGTGGTCACGGACCTGGGCAACAGCCAACTGGTCACCGGTGGCTTTGTCTCCCTGACCGGCAACAACGTGAAGCACGCCCGCGGCGGCACCAGCTCCGTCGACAGCTACGGCCTTGGCGCGTATGCCACCTGGTATGACAACAGCGGCTTCTACCTCGATGGCACCCTGAAGGCCAACCGTCTGGAAAGCCAGCTCAGCGCCCGCATGACCAACGGTGACATGACTAGCGGCAAATGGCACCAGTACGGTCTGAGTACGGCACTGGAAGCCGGCTACACCTTCACCCCGATGAACAACTTGAGCGTGACGCCGTTTGCCCGTATGACTGGTACCACCATCAACGATGCAAACGTGAAGCTGAATAACGGTATGACCGCGAAAACCGGGAAAGCCCGTTCCCTGACCGCCGAAGCCGGCGGCCGTGTGGCCAGCAATTTCTCATTGGGTAACACTGCGCTGCGTCCGTACCTGAGCATTAGCGTCGAGCAGGAGTTGGCCCACTCGAATGAAGCAGTCATTAACGACGTGAACCGCTTCAAGAACCACCAGAATGGCACATCCGGCAAGTACGGCGCTGGTATCACCGTGAGCCCAGCGAAAGACGTCACCCTGTACGGTGAGCTGAACTACCGCCAGGGCAGCTATGTGGAAGATCCGGTGCAGGGCATGGCCGGTATTCGCATCAGTTTTTAAACCTGCCCAAACAATGAAGAGGCCAGAGTGCCTCTTCTTTTCTGATGGAATACGACCGTGACCTACCGTATTGAGACTCGAAATTACTATCTACGTTATGCCTTGGAAGTCCTTTCTCCTCATGAACAAAATAGGCAAGACACATGCATTATTGATTTAAGTTCTTATAAATCCCTACAAGCGATCCTGCATTGCGTCAGGCATCACAATGATGTTACCCGGTTTATTTTTATTGGTAACGATGGCGCGCTATCTCGTGCGCTGCAATCTCTTATCTCAGTGGAAAGCAGTGAGCCTCTGATAAGATTTCATGAAAAAATTTGTCATTGCCCGGGGGTTAGCTACGATGCTGCGATGGATCTGCTTTTGGAGCATCAGAGTATGGATGGGTATTCACACCGGGATAAAACTACGGTGTACAGTTTACTGCAAAGGGAGTCCATGCAACAGGCCGCTCAATTAATCGGGATTTCTAACAGGATGCTCTACCAGCGTGTAGAAAGGCTGACAAAGAAACTCAACTTACGTAATGGGTTGCAGGCTCATCATTTCTTTCGGTATGAGTACCATCCTGATTTCGTGAGAGCAAAGATTAATGAGCATGTCAGAATAACTATACTTCGACAGCTAAAAAACTAAGTCGAAACATATTGGACTATCCGTGGCGATTCACAGTAACTACTAATGAGGTATTTTACTTATTGTCTTCTATGCGAGAAATATTGTTTATTTCAATATTTGGTAACATCTATATGTCCTTTCATTTCTTGCTTTATTTGTTTTTAATTGGAATTATACTGTAACTAAAAGTGGGTGAATGTACCGGTATTGTTTTGTTTTTGTTGCGCAGCATGCTTTTTTTAGCATTTTGTTATCAATTATGCCTAGGTATTATAGTTCATTTGTATTACAAAATGTTGGTTGCCATAATAGGATAATTTCTAAAGTACGTATTTAATGCGAGGAACAAAATAAATAGGGTGTTGATAAATTTCCTTATAATCAAGGGTGTTAAGGGTTGAATTACTGTTAGCATGCTAAGATTGTGATTTGAAATATAAGATAATTCCTATTAATCATTTGAAATATTTTGAAATATTTGTTGAGTAAGGACTGATTACTTGTTCCCCGTAAAAAATTTAAAATAAATTTGTATCATAAATGGCATGTTTTCCCTCATATGCTTTAGATGTTGAGCCGTACCCAGTAAGTGTTCAGGTCTGATGCATAATAAACTCGTAGGGAAAACGTTATTAGTATTGCTTAGCCTGCGAAGGTTAATGGACTAAGTTTTTTAAGCTAGGCTTGATAGTGAGCCAACACAAAATCAGGATTAAAATTAATGAATCACATTTATAATGTCGTCTGGAATCATTCTCTTTTGGCATGGACTGTCGTGTCTGAATTGGGAAGAGGAAGAACAAAAAGCTCAACTCCAAAAGCAAACTCAAAATCCACTAGAAATGCGAGTCTGGTTGCTTCAGCACTACTTGTTGCGAGCGGTAATGTGTATGCGTATGACGTTAATGGATATACTAATTTTAATTCTTCGACATCGATTTCTGATGGCTTACAGTGGAATGGTACTGCAGTAGTCCAGGTAGATCAGGGGGCTGATGTTACTGTTTCAAATACATCAGGTAGCTCAGCATTGAATATGAATCCTGCCGCTGGGGGTTATACTTCTCTATGGATGAATGGTGGTTCGCTGACCGCTAGTAATAACGGCACTCTATTGATGGGTACCAATAGCATGTTGCAAATAGGGGGAGCTCAGATAGGTGGGTTGACCTCAGCGCAGTCTGGTGGTTCTGCAGGAACGTTGTCTGTTGGTGAGTTAAAAACGGTATCAGGGGCAACGAATGCGACATTATGGATGTTCGGTTCTGCCTCATCGACAGCAAAATTATATGCAGACAGTATTGATCTGGAAGCTGACAAGAATGATTTGTACATTTCTAACCCTAGCAGCTCGGAGTTGGGGGCAGAGATCAACGTAGTCAACGATATGACAGTCATTAATAAGGTTGGAGGAAGCTTCCTAATAGTTGGCAATTCGCAGCTAAATGTTGGTGGGAATCTGTATCTTGATACAACCAATGGTTCATTTCTTGCGACTAATAATAGTAACAGCAGTGGGATCAATGTTGGCGGCGATCTTACATTGACAAACAATACTCAGTTATCTTCTGATATAAATTCGGTAAGTTCAGAGGCTGGGATATATTCTACTGTTGTAAACGTTGATGGCGATATCAATGTGATAGGGAAAAATGTCGGCGGTACTGGGCTGCAGATTATTAATGGTGCTGGTACAGGCATAACATCTCTTGGCGACTTTAATATATCGTCAACAGTGAGTGGAAACACAACCGATGTGATTTTTGGTCACGCGGCCAAAGTGACAAGTTACCAGGATATTACACTTAACAGCGTAGCTGGTGGTGCAACAAATCTTTACATAGGTGATTCTATGTACGGAGCTCCAACCGACATTTCAGCAAAAAGCATTGATATGACAGGAGATGGTGACAATAAAGTTATATTTAACAATAATATAAACACTCAAACTGGTACCGGTTATTTATTTGATGTTGCAATTAACGGTAATGGTTCTGTTGAGCAACAATCTGGCCATACAACCCTCAGTGCGGCTTCCAGCTTCAATGGGGGAACGGTCATCAGCGGCGGTTTGCTTTCCATTGCCAACAGCCAGGCTCTGGGTAGTGCCGGAGTCGCCATTAACACCGCTAACAACGATAATACAAAAGGGCTCGATATTGCCTATGCAGACGGCGCATCGTTTGGAAATCAACTATCAGGTTCGGGATATACAACAGTTTCTGGGAAAGCGCGCATTGTTGGTTCTAACCAGGCTTATGCAGGTAACTGGAATATCACTGGTACTGCAATGACTGATGAGAACGTGTCTTCAACCCTCACTAATTTTGGTACTGGTGAAATTCAAATTGACAATAGTGGTACCCTGATAGCGCAAACCGCTGGTGCGTTTGATTTCGTTAACCTGTTAGTCGGGGATGGCACTCTCATTGCTGACAATAACAATGCCGAGTTTAATTTTACCGCGGGTGCTGGCAATCAGTTTGCCGGGGATGTTGTTTTAAAAAATAATACGTTCGATCTGGAAAACATTAATACCACAGCACTTACTAATGCTACTTTGCATGTCGGTACTGGAAACGCAACTACGGTAGGAATTGGAACCCAGAATATCGGGGGGCTGGCCTTTAATGGCGGCAAACTCATTTTTGGTGATGTTAATCCTGGCGACGCGACCAGCGATCGTTATATCGAAACCAGCAAAGAACTTGATTTGACTGGCTCCGGTCAAGTCCAGATTAATAATGGTGCGCCATTTGAAAACCTCCCGCAAACGCCAAACACTAGCTTACCTCTGCTCCAGCAAGATAGCGCCGGAGTAATGGTAAAATTGGCAGGGGCCAGTGGTACAGTAACCGGTGATGGCGGGAATCTGTCTTTCATCGATCAAAATGGTGATGTTATTTCCCAACCGGTGATTTCTGATATTACTCAAAATGGCGAAACGGTCGCGAAAGGCACCTATGATTATCGTCTCACTAGTGGTGATAATGCCGATGGTCTATATGTTAACTATGGATTAACAGAGGTCGAATTACTGGCACAGGGTAGCAATGCTTTGACTCTGAATGCCGAGGGCAATACTGGAAATGCAGCCGATCTTAGTGCCAAAGTAACTGGGACAGGGGACTTGCGCATTGATACTGATACCGATGTGAGTCTATCCAATAGTGAAAATAGCTACAGCGGTCTTACAGATGTGGTCGCTGGCACGTTGAAAATGGGGAACAACAATGTTCTGGGGCTGACCCAGTTGCTGAATCTCCGGAGTGGTAGCGGATTCAATATGAACGGCTACGCTCAGACATTGCAGAATATTCAGACGGAAGTTGGAAGTTTACTGGACTTTAACCAGGGTAGCTTGACTTTAAGCAACGGAACAATTGCTGGCGATATGACCGGTGCAGGTGATCTGACCGTTACTGGTGGCACTGTCACGGTTAGTGGCAGCGGCACCGGAATGACAGCTAAAACAACGATTGCTTCCGATGGCACAATCAATATGTTGTCTACCGATGCACTTGGTAGCGGTGATGTAGATAACCAGGGATTACTTGTACTTGGGGAAAACACCACCGGTACCACACCTACCGGTTACCAAACCGGCTCTTTGAGCAATAGCGGCACGGTTATGATTGGTCATAATGATGCTGCAGGTAATGCAGTCGCGGGGACTACACTGACGGTCAACGGTAATTATGCAGGAGATAATGGGCACCTGTTATTTAATACTGTGTTAGGAAATGATAGCTCGGTCACCGACAAACTAGTGGTCACGGGAGATACGTCAGGGGATACTTTCGTTAGCGTAACAAATGCTGGAGGTACAGGTGACAGCACGTTGAATGGTATTGAGCTTATCAGTGTTGGTGGACAATCTGACGGCACCTTCACTCAGAATGGTCGAATTGTTGCTGGTGCATATGACTATTCTTTGGTTCGTGGTACGGGCGCTAACAGCAGTAACTGGTATTTAACCAGCAGTCTGACACCGGTTGATCCTCCGGATGAGCATGTAAATCGCCCGGAGGCAGGTAGTTATATTGCCAACATGGCAGCAGCTAACACCTTATTCAACACTCGCCTACATGACCGCTTGGGTGAAACACAGTATGTTGATGCTCTGACTGGTGAGAAGAAAGTCACCAGCCTATGGCTACGTCAGGTTGGTAACCATAATAGTTGGCGTGATGGTAGTGGCCAGTTGAAAACACAGAGCAACAGCTATGTCGCGCAACTAGGAGGGGATGTAGCTCAGTGGTCCACAAACGGTCTGAACAGAGGGCACATTGGCCTGATGGCAGGTTACGGTAATAACCACAACACGACCCGTTCTTCAGTTACGGATTACAATTCAAAGGGCTCACTTAACGGTTACAGTGTTGGTACTTACGGTACCTGGTTTGCAAACGATGCGGATAAAACCGGGTTGTATGTTGACAGTTGGTTGCAGTATAGCTGGTTTAACAACCAGATTAATGGACAACAACTTGCCAGCGAGAGTTACAAGTCAAAAGGTTTGACGGCTTCTGTTGAGACTGGTTATACCATTAAGATGGGCGAATTTGCTGGTAGTCAAGGTACGCTCAATGAATGGTTTATCCAACCACAAGCTCAGGCAATATGGATGGGCGTGAAGGCGGACGATCATCGTGAAGAGAATGGTACACGTGTCAGCAGTGATGGAGACGGTAACGTTCAGACCCGTCTTGGCATGCGGGCCTATCTTAAAAGCCACCATGCAATGGATGAAGGCAAAGGTCGTACTTTTGAACCGTTCATAGAGGCGAACTGGTTGCATAATACTCGTACTTACAGCACGACTATGGATGGTGAGCGCATTTCCCAGGCTGGGGCCCGCAATATTGGTGAGGTTAAAGTGGGTGTTGAAGGGCAGATTAACTCTCGTGTGAATCTATGGGGGAATATCGGTACACAGGTAGGTGATAAAGGGTACAGTGATTCTAGCGCTATGGTGGGTATCAAGTATAACTTCTGATGCCATAGAGACCGGAGGATACTCCGTAGTCTCTATCTTCCATATTCATTTTACTTCGGCTAATCATTAAAACCCGCTTCGGCGGGTTTTTTGTTAGCTGCAGAAAAACTCATTAGAAACAACATAGTAAGCCTCGCAAAAAATGCCTTTATAGGATTGATAATTTATCCTCATAAGTATACTGTACATGCATACAGTATTTGCGTGGCAGAGCTCTGATTTGTTTTATTATTAGACTCTTCGACGTGCCGTAGCTAGGGGGTTGTAGTGGATCTAAAACAGAATATGCCTGATCAGGGCTATGTCGTAATTCGATGTGATGATGGCGTTATTGTTGCCAGGCTTCCATCATTTCCTGCCAGCGAACGTTCGCTGATGTACCGCCGTGGAGATCTGGTTTCTTTCATGCCTTTGCAACCAGACGAGATTGTCGGCACACCGTCGTTATTCGCACAAATGCTTGAAATGGCAAAGTCCCGACCTGGTTACCTGATTCCATCCGGTTCTGTTAAACTCCCGTCATAGGCCTGAACAACCTATACCTGCTGCGCCACGGAGACACCATGGCGCAAAAAATACACACTACGAATTACTCCCTGATGTGCAGTCACGTCAGCGGTTTCTTTTTGTCTTTTTTCTGCCGGGGTACGGTATGAAAAGAGACTGGTTTTACCAGGACAACCTGACTGAAGAACAGGCCGAAGAGCTGGTGGCCCGTTATCGTGCGAATAACATCACCGTAGAAAAAAGCCTCGATGTGGATCCCCGCTTTTGGGTTGTATCAGCGTATCTGCCTGTATCAAACGACCACCAGCGTACACAGCGCTCTATGTGCTCGCGAGGGTGGAAATGAACGAGAAGGTTTTCAGCATTACCCCACTGGGCAAACCACGTATGACCCGCGCCGATAAATGGAAAAAGCGCCCGGAGGTTCTCCGGTACCGTGCTTTCTGTGATGAGGTGAGGTTAAACAATGTTTCACTCCCGGAAAGCGGGTATCACGTTATTTTTGTGCTGCCGATGCCACCGAGCTGGAGCAAAAAGAAACGGTCCCTGATGGACGGGAAGCCCCACCAGCAAAAGCCCGATAAAGACAATTTAGAGAAGGCGCTGCTGGATGCCATTTTTGGCGAGGATAGCCATATCTGGGATGGCCGTGTAACCAAAATCTGGGGCGAGACCGGAAAGATGATCATCCGGGAGGGGGAACCGTGCGAGCTCTCCTGATGCCTGAGATTGCCCGTCATATGGGAATTGTTCTGCTGAAGCCCGGCAAGGAGCTGATGGGCTTATTCAGCGTCGGCCGCGTTCTAATTGAACAGCAACCGGACTCCATGAAGGATTTACCGTCGGGAAAAATAGCGGATGCCCGGCAGTTGCTGGCGGAAGACCCGACATTAACCCCTTTCTTTCTGGATGAGCGTGTTGTTCGCGCTGCTGGTGGCGTTTCGGCGCTTGAAGACTGGCTGGGACGGCATGTTTCAAAATGCCAGTGGCCACACAGCAACTACCACCACCGCGAACTGGTTATGTTCCGGCATGAACCGGGGACGATAGTTGCCTGCTGGCATTGTGACAACGAATTACGTAACCAGAGCGACAAAGTTCTGGATGATTTGATTGCCAGAAACCTCACTGATTGGGTGATTGAATGTGTGCGGATCAAAACCGGCTGCGCGGCGGACAGAATGCTTTCGCTGGCTGAATTGTGCTGGTGGGCTGTATCTGAGGGGATAGGCGATGCAATAACCGAAAATATGGCGAGCCGCTCCCTTGGACTCAAAGATGACCCTATCCAGTCAGTCTACAAAGAAAGCGAGATAGTTCCGTCACGTCCTGCAGCGGACATACTCGCCGAACGAGCTAGTCTTGTTCCCGCTCGACCAGTCGCTGCTGAACCACAAACGCAACCTAAAGCCGTAAAACCAGTTGTTCAGGTTCAGGTGGACGCTGAAGCCCCGGCCACATTATTCGCGCGGCCCAAGCGTATTCGCTGGATCTCTCCGCGCTTTATTGAGTGGGTTAAAACCCAGCCGTGTGTGTGTTGCGGGCAGCGGGCCGGTGATGCCCACCATCTTATCGGTTGGGGACAGGGTGGCATGGCAACCAAAGCCCACGACATTTTCACCATACCGCTATGCCGGGTCCATCATCGGCAGTTACATGACAATCCCGCCGCATTCGAGCGCGAGTATGCGCCGCAGCCAGTATTAATCATTCAATTGCTGGACCGGGCCTATGCGCTCGGCGTTCTGGCGTAAAGGAGAATCATCATGACACCACGTCAACGCCGTAATCATATTGAAGCGCTTGGGAAAGCAGCTGCAGCACCACGCAAAAGCTGGCTGGGTAAAAGTATGCTCCTAACCTGCATTCAGTCCGCATGGATCAAATCATTGCTTTCAACATGGGGGGAAGGGGTTCGAGGCGGAGCCGCTCCGCGTATGCCGCGCGAGCATGCATGCTGGAACGTAATCAGAAGAGGCCGATGGTCAGACAAAGCTCTGGAGCGATTTACAGTTGCTCTTGACCAGGCAAGGCACGAGGGTTTCAAGGGGGAGCAGGCTTTAAAGAGGGCGCATTGCATACTCTGGCCTCAAGCTCCACACAGTATCATTGATGAGGCAATGACTAATGATGATGTGGATTTTATAGAAGAGTCTGTACTGTCGGCCTTTGATATCAACGATCCCGTCTACATTATCGGCCTTCAGTATTACACCACGCGAAAGAAAATAGCGGATATTACCAGGGAACTACAATCGATAGCCCCATGGCTGACTGATGGAGAGGCCCGGAAGCGGGTTCGCTGGTGTCTTGAGATTTTCCGGGCAAAGGTATTTCTCTCATCCCGTAAGCTGATGGAAAAATAAAGTTGTTTTGGCTATTTGTGCTCTGAATTGGTTTTTCTGTTGAAAACTGACCAGAAAATAAGATAATCCATTCATGCTTGGCAGAGCTGCGCCACGATGGCAGCGACGTTAAGCGACAATTTGAATATAGCGAAAGCCCCGCCAGTCGGGGTTTTTGTTTTTCGGCGATACGACAGGGGTATTCGCGAAGGTGCATTGCATCAGTACCCCTGTCACATCGTCGGCTTTATTCTGCTTAAATCAGATTGTAGTTTTTCTAACGCCATATGGATCCAATGCTGCTTATACTTCGCTTATCAAGTGAAGGAGAAGCTATGAAAGAAGGCTATTACTGGATCCAGCACGGCGGGATTGTGCAGGTAGCGTACTTTACTCCGGAAGAGTTTGAAGATATTGAAACCGGAGAAACGGTAATCGGGGTTTGGCATCTGGCCATGAATGACGATATCTGCCACAACGGTGAAGCCGAGGTTCTTGAAGGGCCGCTGCAGCCGCCGAAATAAAAAAACACTATACATTCAATCCCTGGCACCCGCCGGGGATTTTTCATTTCAGGCTCCAGGAATCACTTCTTACATCCCCCTTTACCTATGAGCCCGCGAGCCTGATCCCTTCCACCACACACAGCACCCGCCACGCAGCGAGGTGAGAGCATGTATCGAATGGATAAACTGACAACGGGCATTGCCTACGGTGCGTCAGCCGGTAACGCCGGATTCTGGGTGCTTCAGTTGCTGGACAGAGTCAGCCCGTCGCAATGGGCTGCCATCGGCGTACTCGGAAGTCTGATGTTTGGCCTGATGACGTACCTGACAAACCTCTATTTCAAAATTAAAGACGACAGGCGAAAGGCTGCGCGGGGTGAGTAATGTCAAACAAAGTGAAGTTCAGCGCCGCCATGCTGGCACTTCTCGCTGCCGGGGCAACTGCTCCTGAATTGTTTGATCAGTTCGTTGGTGAGAAAGAAGGCAATGCGCTGGTGGCTGTTGTCGATCCCGGTGGTGTCTGGTCCTTATGCCATGGCGTGACGGTTATCGATGGTAAGCCCGTTGTGAAAGGTCAAACTGCAACCGAGGCCCAATGCAAAAAGGTTAACGCCATTGAGCGCGACAAGTCACTGGCGTGGGTTGACCGCAATATCAAGGTTCCGCTTACTGAGCCGCAAAAAGTCGGTATCGCGTCTTTCTGCCCCTATAACATCGGGCCGGGCAAATGTTACCCGTCAACATTCTATAAGCGTATGAACGCCGGTGATACGAAAGGCGCCTGTGAAGCGATCCGCTGGTGGATTAAAGACGGTGGCCGCGATTGCCGCCTGACCAAAGGCCAGAAGAATGGATGCTATGGTCAGGTGGAACGGCGGGACCAGGAAAGCGCGCTGACGTGCTGGGGGATAGACTAGTGAAAGCGGGCACGGTATGCATTTTCGTGATTGTCTCTATGGTTGGTGCGTTTCTCGCTGGCAGCCAGTGGACGAGTCACAGCTGGAAAACAAGGTGGGCCGAACGGGATAGCGCTAATTTATCAAAGGTGGCGAACGCGCAGACGGCAGCCCGAATGATTGAACAAGGGCGGACTATCGCCCGTGATGAGGCCGTTAAAGATGCTCAAGCTAAAGCAGCGAAAGCTGCCGTTACTTCTGCTAGCCTGGCTACCACTGTTAGCCAGCTGCGCGCCGAAGCAACAAAACTCGCTGCCCGCCTGGACGCCGCAAAGCACACCGCAGATCTTGCCGCTGCCGTCAGAAGCAAAACAACCGGAGCCGATGCCGCAATGCTCGCCGACATGCTCGGAAGTCTTGCAGAAGAAGCTAAATATTATGCTGGAATCGCTGACGAACGCTACCGCGCTGGAATGACGTGTGAGCGTATTTACGAATCAGTAAGGGACTCGAATAACAATCCGTGAACTATGAATTAAGCATTACAAATGCTCACATGGAAGTGGGGTTAATAATGGTTATTGAATGTAAAAATGCGTCAGACATAATGGTACCTCCTTATTACTGACGGAAGAATGTAAATGACTGACAACTTTGGCTGGGATGACGAGCGCAAACAGCTTGAACACTTGAGTGATGAAGAGTTGGAGCAGCTGGCTAGGGAGTACGATCTCCTTCCTGAAGGTGTATCTCTTGAAGATAAGTCCGAAGAGTTTGTTGATGGTCTTATAGGGGAAATTATAGAGGCTAAGGCTTACCATGATTCACAAGATGAAGAACGGAATGAGCAGCAAGACATCATCGAGCAGCAAAGACGTGATGCAAATTACTGATTACACATAATGTAGAAGAAGGTCGCGAAGGCGGCCTTTTTTATTACATTTGTTGATAATTACTATCATTTTCGCGGGTCCTCCTGACAATTCTGAACACCGAGGGGGCGAGGACACGCGGAAAACGGCTAGTTTTTTGCATTTTATGGGTTTCATCATCATCCGTTTAACCTCTTGATATTTCAGTCCTGAGCATTTGCAGGATGTCGAAATGACTATTTTTTGTTCACCATCATGGATAACGAACTGAAAAATCTCCGGCTGAATATCACTCAGCTGGCAGCCATTACCGATCTGCACCGCCAGACGGTCGCAGGCAAGCTGGCAAATGTGCAACCCGCACACGGCAGCAATCCGAAACTCAAGCTTTATGCCGTCACCGATATTTTGCGGGAGCTGCTGACAAGCACTACACCATCCGAGCGGGTGGACGTCGACAAAATGATCCCCCCGGATCGTAAAGCCTGGTTTCAGTCAGAGCGCGAAAGGCTCAAGTTTCAGCAGGAAACCGGGGAGCTGATCCCAGCTTCTGAAGTCACCAGGGAGTTTTCCTCCATGGCGAAAGCGATGGTTCAGGTGCTGGAAACGTTACCCGATGTTCTTGAGCGGGATTGCGCCATGACCCCTGCAGCGGTTGTCAGGGTGCAGCAGGTTATTGACGATCTGCGCGATCAGATAGCCCTCAAAGTTGAGCAGGCCGACTCACCGGAACAGGAGGATACGCCAGAAGAGGAGTAAGTCATGCGACAGGCCACGGCAGCGGAAGTCAGGCGTAATGCTTCCGCCATTCTCAAAGCCCCGCGCCGTATGCCTGTGGCTGAGGCGGTTCAGAAATTTATGCGCGTACCCATGGGGGCTGGTAACTCGGTACCGTGGGACCCTGCCGTTGCCCCGTATGTGATTGAGCCGATGAACTGCCTCGCGATGCGTGAATACGATGCGGTGGTGTTTGTTGGGCCGGCACGAACGGGGAAAACTATTGGCCTGGTGGATGGCTGGGTGGTTTACAACATCGTCTGCGACCCGTCCGATATGCTCGTCGTTCAGATGACCGAAGAGAAAGCCCGGGAGCACTCAAAAAAGCGACTGGCCCGAACCTTCCGAGTCAGTCCTGAGGTGGCAAAACGCTTGAGCCCGTTGCGAAATGACAACAACGTGCATGATCGTACTTTTCTGGCGGGCAACTATCTCAAGATTGGCTGGCCTTCAATCAACATCATGTCCTCGTCAGATTTCAAATGTGTGGCGCTCACGGATTATGACCGCTTCCCTGAGGACATCGACGGCGAGGGTGACGGCTTTACCCTGGCCTCCAAACGTACCACGACGTTTATGTCCGCCGGGATGACGCTGGTGGAGTGTTCTCCAGGTCGTGATATTCGTGACAGCAAATGGCGCCGTAAGTCTCCTCATGAAGCGCCACCGACGACAGGTGCGCTTTCTCTGTACAATCGCGGCGATCGCCGTCGGTGGTACTGGCCGTGCCCGCACTGTGGTGAATATTTTCAGCCAGCGATGGAGGCGATGACTGGCTACCGGGATGAACCGGATCCGGTGAAAGCCAGCGAAGCGGCGCATATTTTATGCCCGCATTGTGGCAACGTCATCACAGCTGACTTGAAACGAGAGCTTAACGGGCGCGGCGTCTGGCTGCGTGAAGGGGAGCACATTGATCGTGATGGCGCCGTCTCTGGTGAAGCGCGCCGCTCCCGCATCGCGTCGTTCTGGATGGAAGGCCCGGCGGCTGCCTATCAGACCTGGGCGCAGCTGGTGTACAAGCTGCTGACAGCTGAGCAGGAATATGAGGCCACCGGCAGTGAAGAAACCCTCAAGGCGGTAATCAATACCGACTGGGGGCTACCGTATCTGCCGCGATCGGCAAGCGAACAACGCCGCGCTGATGCGCTGATGCTGCGTGCGGAGGATTACGGTAAACGCCAGGTGCCGCCAAAAGTACGTTTCCTGCTGGCCGCCGTGGACGTCCAGGGCGGCAAAAAGCGGCGTTTCGTCGTGCAGATTATCGGTTACGGCGAAAACGGTGAACGCTGGCTGGTGGATCGCTACAACATCCGCCAGTCGCTGCGCTGCAATGAGCACGGCGAGGCGGAGCCGATCCACCCAGGCGCGTATCCGGAGGACTGGCAACTGCTGGTCTCCGATGTGCTGGAAAAAACGTATGCCCTTCAGGCTGAACCGACGCGGCGTATGTCGGTGCTGGCCATGGCAGTCGACAGCGGCGGTGAAGAGGGCGTAACCGACAACGCCTATAAATTCTGGCGACAGTGTCGTCGTGACGGCCTGGGTAAACGTGTTTACCTGGTCAAAGGCGACAGCACAAAGCGTCAGAAAATCATCACCAAAACCCACCCGAACAATACCGAACGCAGCGACCGTCGCGCCGATGCGCGTGGCGAGGTGCCGGTGTATCTGCTGCAGACCGACCTGCTTAAAGATCAGCTCAGCAACAATCTGGACCGTGAGACCCCCGGCGCGGGGTATATCCATTTCCCTGACTGGCTGGGGGAGTGGTTCTACGAGGAACTGACCTATGAAGAACGCGGTGTTGATGGCAAATGGCGAAAACCCGGCAAGGGCGCCAACGAAGCCTTTGACCTCTTCTGCTATGCGCACGCCGTGGCGGTTCTGCGCGGATACGAAAAAATAAGAGACTGGGAAAAACCTCCTGCCTGGGCTGAGCCGCAGGATCTCAATCCAAATATTCATGAAGGGGAACGCCCCCGGGAGATAACCGTGAAAAAAACAAAACCTGTTCAGTCGCCTGTCCAGGCTGAACCTGAAAAGGACACAGCCCTCTCCGGCAACTGGCTCGGGTCTTCCGGTAAGGGAGGCTGGCTGTGACGAAAGACGATATCTGGAAAACACTGCTGATGGTGCGCCAGTCCTACCAGGACTCGCTGGACGGCAAGAGTATCTCCTTTACCGGCGTAAATGGTCGCGCCATTACCAACCACGATCCGAAAGCGCTGCGCGACGAGCTTGAATACTGGGAGCGACGTTGGCGCACAGTTAACAGCCGTGGTGGTTCGTACAAACTCGCTAACTTTCTGTAAGGCGTCTTATGGGCATTCTTGAAAGAACACTGGGGGCTATTTCCCCCGGGTGGGCAGCAGCGCGTGCGCGGGACCGTCTCCGGCTCAATGCATATGAAGCGGCCAACCCGTCACGGCTGCACAAGGCCAAAAAGCAAAGCCAGTCTGCGGACACCTCGGTATTTGCAGCAGGCCAGTCCCTGCGGGAACAGGCCCGCTGGCTTGATGAAAACCATGACCTCGTGATCGGCCTGTTCGACAAAATGGAAGACCGGGTAATCGGTGCCCACGGCATCCATGTTGAGCCTCAGCCACTCGATCTGGAAGGCAATCTCCATTCCGATTTTGCCGGGCAGCTTTCGGCACTCTGGGCGGAATGGTCGGTGCGTCCGGAAGTAACCGGCATGTTTACCCGACCGGAAGCCGAGCGCCTGCTGTTGCGTTCTGCACTGCGTGACGGGGAAGTGTTCACGCAGCTGGTCAGGGGCAATGTGCCGGGCCTACAGCATGCCACCTCCGTACCGTTCTCGCTGGAAATGCTGGAGGCGGATTTTGTACCTTTCAACCTGAACAGCACCGCCGGCCAGCAGGTTCGGCAGGGCATCATCGTGAACGACTGGGGCCGCCCTATCGGGTACCGGGTCTACAAATACCACCCGGCGAACATGACGCGGTTCAGCGCTGAACTCAAAACCGTCTCAGCTGACAACATGCTTCACCTGGCGCAGCGCAAGCGACTGCACCAGCTGCGGGGTATCAGCCTGATCCACGGGGTCATTACCCGTCTGTCAGACATTAAGGATTATGAAGAGAGCGAGCGCGTGGCTGCCCGTATTGCCGCTGCGCTGGGGTTTTATATCAAGCGTGGCGATGCACAGTCTCTTGGCGATGAAAGTGAGTTTTCACCGCCCGGTGGTCAGCGTCACTACGATATCGCGCCGGGCATGATTTACGACGAACTCCGGCCCGGCGAAGACCTGGGCATGGTGGAATCAAACCGCCCGAACGTTCATCTCTACGAATTCCGAAACGGGCAGATGCGGGCCGTGGCCGCCGGTACGCGCGGCAGCTATTCCAGCATTGCCCGGGACTATAACGGTACCTACAGCTCCCAGCGTCAGGAGCTGGTGGAGAGCTTCGAAGGGTACAACGTCCTGCAACAGTGGTTTGTCGGCCAGCACAGCCGGCCCGTTTACCGCGCATGGCTGGCGATGGCGTTGCTGAGCGGCGTTGAAGTCCCGCCGGATGTGGATCCGAATTCTCTCTATAACGCGCTTTATCTCGGGCCGGTGATGCCGTGGATTGATCCGGGCAAAGAGGCGAACGCCTGGAAAGCCATTGTGCGTGGCGGCGCGGGTACCGAAGCGGAATGGGCGCGGGCCAGGGGAAAAAATCCTCAGGAGGTTAAGCGCCAGCGACTGCGTGAAACAGAATTTAACCGTAAACACGGGCTGGTGTTTGATTCCGACGCCGCCAATGACAAAGGAGCGATGCCAGATGCAACGGCAAAACCAGACGATAAACGGCGTGAGCCGGACGATGATGATTGACCCCCGCGCCAGCCTGGCGGGTGTCGATGCGGCAAACGGTCAGTGCTGGTACGAAATCCGCGCGCTGGCTGCCGGACGGGTCGAAATATTCCTTTATGACGTGATCGGCGACTGGGGCATTACTGCCCAGCAGTTCGTCACTGACTGTAAAGAGGCGGGAGTGTTTGAGGCCAGCGCGTTGGATTTGCATATCCATAGCCCCGGCGGCGATGTCATGCAGGGCTTTGCCATCTACAACACCCTGTCTCGGTTGAAAGCGAAGATCGATATCTGGGTGGACGGTGTGGCGGCCAGCATGGCCTCAATGATTGTCTGCCTGCCGGGCGCCACGGTGCACATGCCGGAAAACGCCTGGATTATGGTTCACAAACCATGGGGCGGTATCGCCGGGGATTCTGACGACATGCGCGATTACGCCGCATGGCTTGATCGTAACGAAGCCCTGATGCTCAGCGCCTACATGAACAAAACCGGACTGGGGCGGGAGGAACTGGAAGCGATGCTGAAAGCGGAAACCTGGCTTAACGGTGCCGAGGCGGTGGAAAAAGGTTTCGCCGACACGCTTGAACCTGAACTGCAGGCCGCGGCCTGTGTGAATGAAAATAAACTGAAGGACTATCAGAATATGCCAGAACAGATTAAACATCTTTTTACGCCGCGCGCAGAAGCCCCGGTTAACCAGCCGCCAGCGCCACAGGCTCAGGCACCGCAACCCGCCCAGCAGCAAATGGGCAACATTGATATTACTGCCCTGGCGGCGCAACTTCAGCAGCAGATGCAGGCTGCGAATACGGAGCGCACCACCGCTGTTTCCGCGGTGTTTGAGGCATTCCCGGCTTTTGCCACGCTGAAAGCGGAGTGTATCGGTGATATTTCCTGCTCGGCTGAACAGGCCCGCACTAAGCTGTTAAATGCACTGGCGGCCGGAACGACGCCGAGCGCTGGTCCGGGCGCGATTCATCTTTATGCCGGTAACGGCAATCTGGTTGGTGATTCCATTCGTGCTGCAGTAATGACCCGTGCGGGCTATGCGCAGGCCGAGAAGGATAACGCATACAACGGTTACACCCTGCGCGAACTGGCACGTGCCTCCCTCGTCGATCGCGGTATCGGTATCTCCGGCGCAGGCACGGCACAGGCGATGGTCGGCCTGGCGTTCACCCACAGCAGCAGCGATTTCGGCAATATCCTGATGGATGTGGCACACAAAGCGGCTCTGATGGGCTGGGATGAAGCCACCGAAACCTTTGAACAGTGGACCCGTAAAGGCACGCTGACCGATTTCAAAACCGCGCACCGCGTCGGTCTGGAATCGCTGGCATCGCTTCGTAAGGTCCGCGCCGGGGCAGAATATAAGTATGTCACCATCAAGGATCGCGGCGAGCCAATTGCCCTGGCGACCTACGGAGAACTTTTCAGCATTGACCGCCAGACAATCATCAACGATGACCTGGACATGCTGACCCGTATCCCGCAGGCAATGGGTCTTGCTGCGCGAGCTACCGTGGGCGATCTGGTGTGGGCGGTGCTGACCAGCAACCCGAAAATGTCCGATGGTAAACCGCTGTTCCACGCCGATCACGGCAACCTTGTATCCGCCGATCTGAGTATCGAAGGCCTGGATACGGCGCGTAAAGCGATGCTGCTACAAAGGTCGGGCGATCGCCGTCTGAACATTCGCCCGGCCTTTATGCTCACGCCAGTGGCAATTGAGTCACGGGCAAACCAGTTGATCAAATCTGCAAGCGTACCGGGCGCAGATGCCAACAGCGGTATCGTGAACCCAATCCAGAACTTTGTGACGGTGGCCTCCGAGGCTCGCCTGGATGACAGCAGCCCGACGGATTACTACCTGACCGCTGCACAGGGACGCGACACCATTGAAGTGGCGTATCTGGACGGTATTGATACGCCTTATCTGGAACAGCAGCAGGGCTTCACCGTTGATGGAGCGGCCTTTAAGGTGCGCATTGATGCCGGTGTGGCACCGCTTGACTGGCGTGGGCTGGTTAAAGTCACCAAAAAATAATGACCGCCGCCTGGCGGTTTTTTTCTATCTGAAGGCAGCCAGGCTGCCTTTTATCGGAGAATTACAATGGCTACAAATTATCAGCAGGATGGTCACACTCTCGACTTTCTTAACGCGGGTGCGACGACGATTCTGTCGGGTGAATCGGTTGCCGCTGGCACACTGGTTGGCGTGGCGCACGGGGATATCTCTCCGGGTGAATGGGGAGTACTGCACACGACCGGAGTGTTTACTTTGCCAAAAGCAGCTGAGGCTGTGGCTGTCGGCCAGAAGTTGTATCTGGTTGACGGCAAGCTGAGCATCGAAGCCGGCACGCCTGAAGCACCGAATTCCCTTGCAGGTACCGCCTGGGCGGATGCTGCTGCCGATGTGGATCAGGTTCCCGTTCGACTGGGTTACTGATGAATCGCTTTCGCGAACGTCTGATGAAAGCGGATGCCCGGATAAGCCGGGCATTTGCCGAAGAGGTTCCAGCCATGTTGTCTATCGGCGATGAACAGCGCGCGGTGACGGTGATTTTTGAATCGCCGGATGCGCCTGTCAGCGTGCCGGGTGGCGGTGAAATTCAGGACCACTCACCGGCATTCAGCGCCATGACAGCGGATATTGTCGGATTATCAAAGCACGATAGCGTGGTGATGAACCAGGTGGCGTACCGTGTTACGCACGTTGGTACCGACGAAGAGGGGCGGACACGCGTCACGCTGGCGTATGGTGAGCCTGGTAAACCTCAACCGGCTATTGATAAATGGAGCTGATATGGCACGAGAGTCCAGACTGCGCCGCGATCTGCCGGTCGATATCGATGTGGACGCCATCTGGCGTATAGCCGAAAACATTGGCGCCACGCAGAAGCAATTCCGGGCGGCATACTCCCGTGCCCTGACAAGAACGGCGGCGACGCTTCGCAAACAGGCGGTAGCTGATCTCAAAAGCGGGCTGGCGCCCCGCAGCCTGGATATGGTACGCCGGCGCCTGCTCTCTTTTCGGCTGGATCGCGCATCACAGTCCAGACTCGATAATTTTCGCCTCTGGTTCGGCCTTAACGCCATCAAAGTGAAGGATCTGAAAGGGCGAATTTCCGGGCGGCTGCGGCCACACCATACCCGCAGGGATAAAAAAACCGGACGGTTTATCAGGGCCCGACGACAGGCAGAAGTTGCTGGTTTTATGCCAAAGGGCAGTTTGCTGTTACCCCGCCCGTTTGAAAACGGGGAGATGGCACGCTCCCGATATGGTGGCCAGCGGACGGTGGTCATCCGGGATCCGGATACGCGGCGCACGCGTGAGGCGGAGATCGATATTTATGAACCGATGCTGAACTACATCGAAGATAACGCTTTTGCTGACGCGATGGAGATTTTCATGCATCACTTTGAAACCGATTTGCGCGGGCGTGTTAAGGCCCGCATCTTCGTGTAAGGAAGGTGGCTATGGCCGAGCCATTACTGCTGGGGCAGTATCACGACGCCGTGACCGGCGCGCTGAAGAAAATCGACTGGATCCGCGACGCTGACGCGTATCCCGAAAAAAACGTTCCGCGTTTCAACGGGCTGGTGACGCCGGCGGTGTATTTCACGATTAACAGCTGGGAGCAGGGCGGCGGCAACGAAGGGCAACTTAACGTGTCACTTTCCTGCGATCTGTTTGTGGTGGTGGATGCCGCTGGCGCCGGCGTCAGCAGACCCGAAATTTTTGTGCGCACCGCGGCAGCTGATATCACCCAGTGGCTTGACGGCCAGCAGTTTGGCCTGCCGCAGCTGGCGCCCGCGGTATTTATCGATGCTGCCCGTGATGAGTTTGATCCACGTATGGATGATTACCTTGTGTGGCGTATTTCGTTTACACAGACCGCCGCGTTCGGCGTGGATCCGTTTGCTCAGTTCAACTCTCCGCTTAAGCAGGCGTGGCTTGGCAGGGCGCCGGATACCGGCAGTGACCATGTTGACGACTATCGTCTGATTTATGAGGCGAAACCGGATGACTGAACTCGCTGGCGATCTCCAGCGCCGACTGGCGAACATTGTGCGTCGCGGCGTTATTCATTCCGTTAAGCACGAAAAGATCCCCAAATGTCGGGTCGACCTCGGGGATATCGTCACGACATGGCTTCCTCTTTGCCAGGGGTTCTCCGGGACGAACCGTGCGGATTCTAATCCTTATGCGGTGGGTGATGCGGTCACGGTTTTGTCTGAAGCCGGTGAACTGAATAATGGTCGCGTTTTTCCTGGCTGGAATACCGGCGGTCAGCCCGTACCTGAAGGCAGCGACAGCGAACACATTACCCGATACGGGGACGGTACCGAAATCCGTTATGACCGTGCGGCACATGCGCTCACCATCACTCTGGTGGACGGTGGCACATACAAAATTACCGGCAAAGGTACGCTGGATGGCCCGGTGGAAATTACCGACACCCTGACCGTACAGGGTGAAACGAAAATTAACGCCAACGCGAATGTAGCCGGCAGTATCGGTGCAACGCAGGAAATTTCCGACGGTACCGGAAAAATGAGCGCGATTCGGGAGAAATTCAACGATCACGATCATAACGGAGACAACGGCGGCAAAACCGGGAAACCCAATCAGAAAATGTAACCTGCTCCGGCAGGTTTTTTTACGCCTGGAGAAAAAATATGGCGAATTTACATGGTGTGGAAACAATCGAGTTGACGTCGGGAACGGTTGCTGTCTCGACAATCCAGACGGCAATTATTGGCCTGGTGGGCACGGCGCCTGATGCGTCTGTCGGAACGCCGGCCAGCGCCAGCACGGGCACGCCGATTATGGATAACGTGGTGGATTTTACCGCAACCGTTGCCGGCAGACCGGGGAATGTTATTACTGTAAATGCCGTGGCAGGTATACCGGAGAAAGAATCTCCGTCCATGGTGGACACCACCGCAGTTTGGGATGCAGCAACCCTGACCCTGAATATCACGCTGGGCTGTGATGAAGCTGGCAAACTGACTGCAACACCGGCAGACGTGGTCAATATTGTCGGTGCGCTCGCCGATGCGAAAGTGACCGCCGCGGGTACCGGCAGCGGTATCGTCACGCCTTTCAGTCAGCAACTGGCAGGCGGGGAGGACGATCCCTTTCCGCTGAATACGCCAGTAGCCATCGTCGGGACGACGATGCTCTCCCGCCTGGGCAGTGAAGGCACCCTCAGCCAGGCGCTGAATGAAATCAACGATCAGCGAAATGCGCTGACCATTGTTGTTCGTGTGGAGGAACTGACCAGTGAAACAGAGCAGCGCGCCGCGGTGCTGGCGGGTATCGCTCGCCTGACTGCGGCAAGGTCCGTTACAACCTACCAGCCGCGGATTGTGCTGGCGACCGGATTCAGCGAGGACGATGCGGTAGGCAAGGCGCTGGAAACGGTGGCGGGTAAACTGCGCGCGGTAGCGTACGTGGACTGTGCGGCGGGGGCCACGTTGCAGGAAGTGGTACAGCGCCGCCAGTCGTATGGCGCCCGCGTTGAACTGCTGCGCCCGCGCGTGCAGGTCAGCAATGCGGATGGCCAGCTGGTTTATCGTCCGTATTCAGCCTTTGCTGCCGGGCTGCGCGCACGTATCGATTATGAAAAGGGATGGTGGTGGAGCAAATCGAATCAGGACATCAATAATATTCTCGGCGTTGAACAGGTCGACGAATTTATCCTGGGTGAAGAAAACTGTGATGCGAACCTGCTCAACATGCAGAACGTCTCCACCATTATCCGCCGCGCCGGCTTTAAACACTGGGGAAATCGTCTTTGCGCCACCGATCCGCAATGGCGCTTTGAGTCGGTGCGGCGCACTGCCGACGTCATTGAGGACAGCATTCAGGAGACGATGCTGGAATACAACGATCGCCCGCTAGACAGGGAAATCGCTGATGATGTGATCGGAACCATCAACGCTTATCTGCGCCAGCTGGTCAAACTGGGCGCGATTTTTGGCGGCCGTGCCTGGCTGGACGAGGAGCTCAATACCGCTGAGAGCCTGGCGGCCGGTGTGCTGTATATCAACTATGACTTTGGTCCGAAATCACCGACTGAACTTATCAGCCTGCGTGTCCGGGTGAACAACAACTACGCGCTTGAGGAGATGCTGGCAGCATGAGCGAAAAAAACACACTACGTGTCTGGACGTTTTTCCGGCAGGGCATTCGTATTCAGGGGGCGCATGAGTTTACGCCGCCCACGCTGTCAATTGTCAAAACTGACCTGCGCACCGGCGCACAGGATGCGCCTTCTCCGGTTGATGACGGGATGGAGGCTTTGACGTGCCAGGTCAAGTTTTACGGCATCGATACGGACATGCTGACCGCGTTCGGCTTTGTCAGCGGCAGCCGTCCGCGCTTTACGGCCTACCAGGGTTATCTGGCTGACGGTACGGCGCTGGGTACCATCGAGGAGATTGAAGGATTTGTCCAGACGGTCACGCCGGATGCGCGCGGTAAGGACAGCCTCTCTGAAAATGCCGTCACGGTCGATATTGCCGTGAGTTACTACCGTCAGATGAAAGATGGTCGTGAACTCTTCGCCATCGATACAGAGCGTTTTGCGCGCCGGGTGAACGGCGTGGACGTGCTCTCCGGCCTTGCGGCAAAAGTTCGCCTCTGATTCATCCCCTACAATACTAACGGCCTCCGGGCCGTTTTTTCTTTCAGGAGTTTTTTATGAGTTTTCCCGGTGAAGCCCGTGTGATCAAACTGTATTCCCCCGTTGTACTTGAAAACGGCGGTTTTCTTGAACAGGTCACGCTCCGTGAACCGCTGGTGCGCGACCGCATTGCGTTTTCCAAAGATCGCGGCAGTGAAGAAGAAAAAGAAGCACGCATGATTGCGTTGCTGTGCAATCTCAGCGAGCAGGATATCTGGCAACTTACCGCGGCGGATTATGCGCAGCTACTGGATGCATTTAATGTTTTTATGCTCCCGCCCGGGGAGCGACCGAAAGAGTGATCCTTTGCTCGCTGAGGTTCCTCGGTCGGCGACTGCATTTTTCGATGACGGAATATCTCGATATGCCGTTCAGCACCTTTTCAGACTTCCTCACTGACGAACTGGAGGCGGTAAACCGTGGCCGGACTAAGCCAGAACCTTAAGGCCGTCATTACGTTTGGCGGGAATATCGACAGCTCCTGGAACCGCTCAGCTAACGGGTTGCAGAAAAGCCTGAAGGATGTCGGCAGGCAGTCAGAAAAGCTGACAAAAGACCAGGCTAAGCTGGCGGCAGAAATCAAGCGTGCAAAGCTGGCAGGCCAGAGTCTTGATGGCCTTAAGCGCCACTATAGCGAAGTGTCGCGTGAAATCCGCAAAACGGAAACGGAGCAGCAGAAGCTAAACCAGCAGATGGAGAAAAGCCGCCGGCTTGCCGCCTTTAAGGGGGCAGGAAAGGGACTGTTTCGCCGCGGCCTTGGGATTGCAGGCCAACTGGGTGGCCTGATGGCACCGGGTCTGGCGATTGGAGGCGGAGGCGTTGTTGCTTCCGCGCTCGGTACTCTGATAGCCCCGGCGGCGGCTAACGCGGAAACAGCCCGGCGCGCCGGCGCGGCGAAAAGTTATGGCGTCGACGTGACGACGTTTGATGCGTGGGACACGCTGGCAAAACAGTACGACATGAACGCAGAGAACTTTGGCGATCTCTTCGAAGAATATCTGCATAAATCCGGGGAATATAAACAGAACGGTAAGCAGGGGGCTATTCAGGACGCCTTCGAAACGCTGGGTTTCAAAGCCGGCGACTTTGCCGGTCTGTCGGATATGGCGCAGTTCGAAAAAATCGTTGAGCGCGCCCTAAGTCTTCAGGATGAATCAAAAGCCTCGTTTGCCCTCGATTCGCTGTTTGGCGGTGAAGCCAGCAAGCTGCTTATGTTATTGAAGCAGTCAGGCCGAAGTTACCGTGAGCTGATGGATGAACAGCGTCGGTATAATCTCGTGACCAAAGAAGGTGCCGAAGGCGCGATGGAAGGTAACCGGGCTATTACCAACCTGCGCACCGTTTTCTCTTCCGCCGTGGCCGAAATATCTGGTCAGTTGGGCAACGAACTGGCCCCAGACATCCGTCGTCTGACTGACGATCTCGCTGACTGGTTCAGGGGTGGCGGCATCAAACGTATCGCGACATTTCTGCGTAACGATCTTTATCCCGGCGTGCTGACGTTCGGGCAGGGCATAGTTTTCGTCGGGAAAGTGGCCTACGCACTGGCGAAAAAACTCTCCTGGTTGCTACCTGATGAGCGAAGCGATCAGCGGGATGTGCTCAAATCACTGGCCATGACTGGCTCGGTCGATATAGCCCGTATGACAGCGCAGCGAAACGGACAGGGGGAATGGTTTGAACAACAGCTGAGAGAAAAACCGAATCTGCCCGGGGATGTGAAAAAATCCTACACAGATACGCGGGGGTTCTTTCGGGATGATAATGAAAGTTTCAACAAATCATTGGATAAATATCTGTCGCCGGAACCCGGCGGTTTGTCTGGCCTGGGCGATGCACTGAAAAACACCCCAGCCGCGTCCGGCGACGGTTACTGGGATACATTGTTGCATCGCCTCGATACCGCCTCTCAGCAGTCGCAGGCCGCACAGCTTAGCGACAACCGAAAATTTGAATATCACTTCGAAATCAAAGGTGCCCCCGGGCAAAGTGAGCAGGGTATCGCTGATGCAGTTGCAGGCGTGACGAAAACCAGCCCGGCGTTTAACGGTAATAACAGCATGATGGATTCAGGAGATATCTGGTGAGTGAAATTATTCCCCTTATTGAAGACTCCGGACGGGCGCAGTCATCGGCGGCGCGCGGTGCGCAGGAAGCCAGGGTCATGATGATGCTGGGCGACTTTGCGTTTTCCATCGATACCACGGCTTATAACCAGCTAACCCGCGAAGCCAGTTGGCGCTGGAGTGAGCAGGAGCGTATCGGCAAACAGGATTTGCTGCAGTACACAGGAAAATCCGGGCGAACTGTCAGATTAGAGGGAGAGACACACGCTTTTTTCCGCAAGGGCGTGGATGCCGTTAACGATCTCTATGATCTTGCCGACCAGCGCAAACCCCAGCAACTGGTCAGCGGAGAAGGAGATGTGCTGGGCTGGTGGGTGGTGGTCGACTTCTCGGACTCAACGAGCCGGTTTTTGCCCGGTGGTGGCCATCGTAATAAAAACTGGACAATGACGCTTAAACACTATGCCGACGACATATCAAACCCGTGACGGGGATGTACTGGATGCTATCTGCGCCTGGCACTATGGAACCGCAAACCTGTCTTCCACCGTGACGCAGGTTCTTGAAGCCAATCGCAACCTGGCAGCACTGGGCGCTGTTTATCCAGCTGGCATTACAATTTTACTGCCTGACCTCGCGGCGCCGGTTGCCGATTCACCTTTCAGTTTATGGGATTAGCATGGCTGAGCAGCTTTTTAAACCTGAATACGCGCCGGTGTTCAGCGTCAGCGCGGAAGGGAAGGATATAACCCGTGCGCTGCAGGAAAGCCTGCAGGGGCTGACGCTGACTGATTATGGCGGCGCCACCGCAAAAGCAGACGAAGTAAAAATCACGCTGCTTTCCGAAACGCTGGCGCTCCCCTCCAAAGGTGCCCGGCTACGGGTGGGGCTAGGGCTGAATGATCAGCTCACCGATAAGGGCTGGTTTGTGGTGTCGGGCGTCGGTAGCAGCGGGCCGCCCCGGCGCATCGAAATATACGCGACGGCAGCCCCGATGAACGCCCAGAAACAGCCCGGCGACGTGACGAGCCAGAAAACCAGGAGCTGGGATGAAATCCGGCTGGCAGACCTGGTTAAAACCGTGGCCACGGATAACGGCCTGGTGGCAAAAGTGGCTGATGCGCTGGCGGATATTCATATTGACCATATTGATCAGGTTGCAGAATCGGATGCAAATCTGCTCTCCCGACTCGCCAGAACCTATAACGCGGTCAGCAAACCGTCTGGCGGATACTGGCTTTTTCTCCAGCAGGGCGCAGCCATGAATGCATCTGGCGGGCAGACGGGGGCGGTGACGGTTACGCCGGAGGATGTGTCCAGCTGGTCTTACAGCGAAGGCGAGCGCGGCAGCTCCACGGGTAAAGCGTCAGGCAGCCAGGAGAAACCAACCGGGAAAATTGGCGTACGCTATTACGACGAGGTGGACGGTCGCACGAAAACCACCACGGTCGATCATGATGGTCCTTCGCTTTCCAGCCCTTACACCCATCCGGCAAAGGCCACCGCTGACGAACAGGCAAAATCGAAAAAGACTCACGCCAGACGTAATGGGCAAAAAATGACCCTGACGGGACCCTGCAGGCCGAAACATATCCCCTTGACAGCAGAATCGCGCGTCACGACTTCCGGTTTCGGCACCCGTGAGGATCGGGCTTGGGTAGCTGAGTCTCTTATCTACTCCTTGACCCCATCAGGCCTCAGTTTTACCTGGAACCTGGTTGTTGATATCAGGGCCGCAGATGCTGCCAAAAAATCGGCCAAACAGGACAAAACCGGGCCGGATTACTTCGGCTGAAGCTTGCCCCTTCGTAGTAACTTTCTAACGGAATAATCTTTATGAACGGTGTCAACTGCCGAACCGGCAAACGTCTGTCCGGCGCGGCGCATCTGCGACAGTCAATCACTGACATACTTACCACGCCTGTCGGCAGCCGGATCCTGGTTCGGGACTACGGCAGCGACCTTTTTTCACTTGTGGATAATCCCCGCGACGATCTGACCAGACTGAGGATTATTGCGGCCACGGCCTCCGCCCTGGCGCGATGGGAGCCGCGTCTGAGCGTTACCCGCGTTGCGGTTTCCTTCCCTGAAGACTCATCCGGTTGTGTGTTGAATATTGAAGGCATCAACACGGAAACAAATATCCTATACAGCACCGGAGGCATTTCTGTTTATGGCAAGCAGCTATGACGTTATCAACCTGTCAGAACTGGCCGTACCGGACGCCATTGTGGTACCGGAAGCCAGCGATATTTTTATCCGTTGGCTGGCGCGCCTGCAGGAATTGGATCCTGAATTCGACGCACTGGTTGAATCCGACCCGACTTACAAACAGGGGGAAGTTAACGCCTATCAGCTCACGCTTGCGTTTCAGCGGGTCAATGATGCCGTCAGGGCGGTTCTGCTTGCCAGCGCTCAGGGGGATGACCTTGACCAGATCGGTGCTGCGTTCAACGTTCCGCGGCAAGTGATTTCGCCCGCCGAACCGGAATCTATTCCGCCCGTTGAAGCAGTGATGGAGGATGACGACGCGTTTCGGGAACGGATCCAACTGTCATGGGCGCAGCTTAATACAGCCGGTGCCAGAAATGCTTACCGCTTCCATGCCAAATCGGCAGATAAGGACGTGCTGGACGCTGACGCTTACGGCCCGGAGACACATAACTGTCCCGGTGAAGTCGATGTGTATGTTCTGTCCCGTACGGGGGACGGCACCGCCAGCGAAGCACTGTTGTCCACCGTCGCTGGCACGTTAAATGCCGATGAGATCCGCCCCCTGACCGACCTGGTCAACGTGAAAAGCGCGGTGATAGCTGATTACGCGATTACCGCCGAACTCGAGATCCCCGACGGGCCTGACGCCCAGACCGTGCTGGAGAATGCGCGGACGGTTGTTACGCGGTATGCCGAGCTATCGCACCGTATAAAGGCGCTGGTGCCGCTTTCTGCGCTGTATGCAGCTCTTCAGCAGCCCGGAGTCGTAAGGGTGAGACTAACCAGCCCTGCGGAAGATATTGAACAAGAAGCCGGACAGGCACCGTGGTGCTCAGCGATCACGATTACCCGAAAAACGGAGGCCTGATGGAAAACGCATTTCGCTCCCTGTTACCGCCTGGCGCGTTTAAGCCGGAACGGGTCATCGAGCAGGCAGGCAGTGAGCAGATCATGGCACTTGATACCGACATGGTCAGGAAAGTTAAAAATCCTGATACCTGTCCGGCTCATCTGCTGCCCTGGCTTGCCTGGGAATTTGCGGTTGATTTCTGGGATGACAGCTGGACGGAAGCGGAAAAAAGGCAGGTTATCCGCGACGCCGCGTATGTGCATCAGCACAAGGGTACCGCGGGCGCTGTCCGGCGTTCGCTGGGCGCGGTCAGCCTGCCGACGACGGTCGTGGAGTGGTGGGAGGAAACGCCACGGCGTGCGCCGTACACGTTCAGGGTTGAAGTCTACAGTACACAGGAAATTGATGATGCACTCTATGCACGAATCCGACGGCAGGTGGATAAAGCCAAGAATCTGCGCAGCCAACTCAGCAGCATTGATGTGATTGCTGATCTTGGCGCTGAAGGGGCATTTTATACGGGCGGTGCGCTCACCGCCTGGATTGATGTAATTATTGAAGCCGGAGAATAAGCATGGCGGACACCAGGTATTACAGTACACTCACCAGCCGGGGAAAGGAACTTGAAGCAGAGTCATCTGCAAAAGGGAGCCCGGTTATCATTCAGAATTTTGTCATTGGTGATGGTAATGGTGAGCCAACCATTCCGGATCCAGTCAGAACGTCGCTTATTAATGAAGTTTACCGGGGCACCATTTCCTCGCTTGAGGTATCGCCGGAACAGGCTAACCAGTTCATTGCGCACCTTGTTATTCCGGCCAGTAGCGGCGGATTTACAGTACGGGAAGCCGGATTACTGACGGATGCCGGAGAACTGTATGCCGTGGCGAACTGCGCGGCGATTGAAAAACCACAAAAAGGGGTCAGTATCAGCCTTCAGTTCCGTCTTGCTGTTTCTGATACAGCAGAAATTGAACTGAACGTTGCTACTGGGGAGGGATTATTCCTGCGCCAGGATGCCAATCTTTCAGATTTAAAGGACGTGGTTCAGGCGCGTAAAAATATGGATCTAAAGGGGGCGGCCCTGCTGGATGTGGGGGATAAATCCAACACTGTGGCGGCCGGGGACGATCCGCGGATAACTAATGCAGTGCAACGCACCGGCGACGTCATGAGCGGCGATTTAGTGCTGCAAAATCTTTACATAGACGGTGCCGATTTTATTGGCAAACGTAAAGTCATTACCAATGCTGACGGCACTAATGGCACCAATGGTATGCGCCTGTATGGACTAGGTGATATGTATGCCGATATTTATCATTATGAACAACCGGGAATTCGGCACTCTTTGTCTATTCATGTTGTAGGTGGTGGTGGCGATGCATATTTTGAATTCTGGCAAAACGGCGAGTTTCGTTATGGAGGTAATATCTTAGCTACTGACGGAAATATCTATGGTTCTGCGTGGGGCGGGTGGTTGCGTGACTATTTAGGAAATTTCGCCACAGGCGTGCGACTCGGCGCGGAGACATCAGTAGTGATGAATGATGGTAATACGTATAGAGCTCCCTGGGGGAGTGTTGTGACAGGGATTACAAAAGGCGGTGGCGGGAACCCTACAAATCTATTTTTCAAGCCGATTCAGGTATTTTTAAACGGGGCATGGATAACGATTGGCGGTTAAAGGAGGCATGAACATGCAGAATATTAATAATTTTACCCAGGGCGCACCACGTACACCTGAAGACGTTAAAAAGGCAGGAAATGGTGTCTTATTTCTTTTTTCGGAATCCGGACAGAGTTGGTACGACTGCCAGCAATTATTTTCCGCTGATACGATTAAATTTACCTATGACGCGAACGGAGTAATTCGTAGCATCGATAAGGATGTATCCATGCTCTGGCCAGCCAATCTTAGTGTCGCAGAAATAAATTGCGATGCTGCACCTGAAAATTTCAACATTGACGGTAAATGGGTTTATGCCGATGGTGCAATCCAGCCCCGCACCTATACAGATGAAGAACTGAAGAAACAAGCGGATGAGAAAAAAGCAATACTGATGACGCAGGTCAGCGCGGAAATAGCACCACTTGAGCGTGCAGTAAAGCTGGGTATCGCCACACCAGAAGAAACGGCGCGGCTTGAGGAACTGGAGCGCTACAGCGTTTTATTGAATCGTGTCGATACTTCAGATCCAGTATGGCCGGTAATACCAGCTTGATTTAAAGATGCCGTAGTCTGTGGTAGCTAACAAAGACTACGGCTGGGCCAGGTGTTCATGCCGGGGCGCTGGCGCAAGTATAGGGTAAATCTATCATTCATGTTGGTATACTACCTGATTAAAAGTGGATAACTTATTGAATGTAATAGATATAAAAATCAATGGATATACCACTTATTAAAGATAACTTATTGATTTACAGTGAATTGCCTCCGGTCTCGAAAATCGGTGTGATGAAGGGGGCAGCGCCAGCCCATTAGCTGCATTAGCATGGACTCGCTCAACTGCTACTGCAGACAGAATGCGAACAGGTCAGAATGTCGGCCATGAGCGAAAAGCGGAGATTAAAAATTCACCATAAACCAGCCGGCTAATAGAGAAGGCTGACTGGTTTCAGCGTTATTGGACAGATACAGGTTTTAACTCTAGCGCTGAACGTCTTTCTCACCAATAGCTCTAATGATTCCGGCTGAATTTCTGGCGACAAGTAAGCCGTTAGGCACATCTTCAAGCACTACTGCACCTGCATCGAGCACGTTGTTTTGTGCTATACTTGCTATTATTTTCAGGTGGTACAACAGGGAATTAACCATCTTGTCCAGTCAAAAATATATCAGTGCGATTATCCTGATCGTGATTTGCACAACCTCAGTGTTTACCGTGCTGGCTGTTCGTGAAGCACACGATTTACAGAACTATATGGGGTATGTCGCTGAAAATGGGAAATCAGCGCTTTTTCATGAAGAGTCTATTAACCAGAATATAGCCACCCGGCTTTCACGGGAATTTTATCACCGAATAGCCGATGCGCCCTCCGACGATAGCGAACAGGCAGCAATATGTCAGCATCTTGAAACCGAGGGCGATATTTACGGATTCAATCTGTTGAAGAAAAACAGGAATAACCTCGACGGCACCCTGCAAACCCGCAATAGTTCGTGTAATGAGTGGGTGGAGGATATTGGCGCGCTATCTGTTATTCACGCTGCTGAACGCGCAGTTCAGTCGAAGTACAGCTTTTCAAATTATACCGGCTATACGTTCAGGAATATCAGATACTATATCGATCTTGCTCACAGCTATATTTATATTAATCAGCTAGTTGATACTCGAAACTATACCTTCAGTAACTGGCTGGAGGGGAGTAATGGCAATATCAATATCGCTCGCAGCGCACACACGATTTCGATTGATGATAATGCCCTAAAAGATCTGCTAAAGGGGGAAACCACGCTGTCACATATTTATCAGGATGGCTATACCCGCAATAATATAATTAGCATGCTTACCCCTGTATTTTTGGGGGATAAAGTAAAAGGCATTCTGATCACAGACATCAATATTGACGATCTAGTGGTGTCGTTTAAGACTGTCGACCGTCCGTTGTTGTGGCGGTTCCTTTCTTTGTATGTCACCGATAATGGAGCCGGCAGTCATATTGCTTTCCATAAGCCATATGTCAAATCTTATGCTTTGATCAGTTATGAAGATGCGCTCACTCAGTATTACACCCTGCATGTGAAACTAGATGCTATCTACGTCATTATTGCGAATTTATGGTTGTTACTGCTTTATTTCCTTGTAACCTGGGCATTATGCCGGTATGCCCATAAACAATTAATCAGACAAACGTTGCTTTCCAGGGATAATGTGACGGACGCTATGACTGGGTTGTATAACAGAAAAGTGATTACGCCTGATCTGGAACAGAAAATTAGCTCACTCGTCCACAGATCTATCCCCGTCACGGTCATCGCCATTGACAGTGATGGACTCAAAAGAATCAATGACTCTCTCGGTCACCATATGGGCGATAAAGCGATACAGATGCTGGGTATGGCGCTGGGTAATGCCATTCGTAAAAGTGACTATGGTATCCGACTTGGGGGCGATGAGTTCTGTCTGGTTCTTATCGATTATTCTCTGAATAAATCGCGTGATGTTATTACACGTGCACAGGAACAATTACACGCGATTGACACGGATAAACTGGTGGCATTTTCCTGGGGGGCATATCAGTTACTGCCAGGAGACACACTGGAAGTGGCAATGCTGAAAGCCGATGAGTTGCTTTATCAGCATAAACGCAGCAAATATGAGGAACGCCGATAA